TGAGGCGTAGAACGACCCAAGCAAATTAAATTTCAATGAATAGACGTGTATGAGGTTCATATTTAAGAGAGTGTTAGACTTTTTATAAATGTCAATTACAAAACAACAAATGTAGATTGATCCACACCCTCTGCAACTTCTTTATGAGCAAAATAAATATCTTTGTAACCGTGGGTATTGTCTTCGACTGCTAACACTTCTTTAACATCTCCACTCTTTATCTGTTTGGTATATTCTTCACCCCAATTATAATCATTGACCGCTAACTTGATATCTTCTGTGAATTTGATTTTCATTGTTCAGATATTCTAGCAGATTTTTATAAAAAGTAAAGAACAAAGTGGAGAAAAAGTGAGCGTTTTGGCGTGTAGCCTAATAGTTATTGTTGTATGACTATAACTAAACTATGCCCCAAATGCAACAAAAATATTCCTTCGTGGATCAAAATAGATGGAAAAAAAAGAAACTTGAAAAACAGAAAATACTGTTTTGATTGTTCGCCTTTCAATCAACACAACACTCGGCAACTTCACTGTCAAGTTACAAGAATAAGAGAGCTGGGCCAACACTATTATCAATCGTTGAACGATGAAGAGAAACAAGAATACAACAGAAAAATTTACAACAAACAAAAAATAAAAAGATGGGCTTTGAAAAAAGAATTTGTTGAGATAAAAGGAGGGAAATGTAAGTGCTGTGAATATAACAAAAACTTGGCTGCACTTTCTTTCCATCACCGAGATCCCAACAAGAAGTCTTTTGAACTTGACGCCAGAACGATGTGCGCAAAAAAAAGAGAAGAATTGTTGGAAGAACTTGACAAGTGCGATTTGCTGTGTATGAACTGTCATCAAGAGCTTCATCACCCAAACGCCGGTAATTGGTAGGAGGTGAGGGATTCGAACCCCCAACAAGCGCCTATAAAGCGCCAGTTTTACCATTAAACTAACCTCCCACAATCTAAAAATGGTGGGTCTGTCGGGACTCGAACCCGAAATATCTCTTTAGAAGAGAGATGTGATAATCCGGTTTCACCACAAACCCATAATGTTATTATCTAACATATATTAGCATGCCACCGATTATAAAATTGTCAATTCTTTTTCTTGTTGTCGTTTCTTTTTTCTAACACAAGTTTTGTTTTGTTTTCTGGATTTATCTTGACGTAAGCAGGAGTCGATTTAACGACGGTGAGAGCAGGGTGATTGTATATGAACGAAAACCCAGATGAATTTGAGAGTTTCATGGGAAAAAATAAAGTTGCTACTCATAATAAATAGCAACTTTTTTTATTAAGTCAAAACAAAACTAAAAAATCGTTAAAGATTTTTAAATCGTTTCTCTTTCACAAAAATCTTTTTCTTCTTTTGTCAATTTCTTGTTGACAAACGAAATCATTTGACGATTGATCTCAAATGTACCGTCAATATAATCCTCGGGTTCTGGCAAAGGAGCATCTTCTGCTTCAAGCAATGCTTCTGATAGACTTTCTGCTTCAACAAGCAACGTGCCTGTTACAGCCCACTCAACAGGAATACGATATAGTTTTTTAGCCATTTTATTTGTAAGGTTGGACGCTGGATGGAATTTTCTTTACAACTTGGACGTGTGGTTTTTCTTCGGTGCCCCAACAGAACCCCTTGAGGGGAACATCATTTAACCAAAACTGTTTACCGCATTTCGGACAGTTGCCAATAGCGGCATGAATTTTATTATTCATTTTAGACGCCGCACAGACTGTCGCGCTCAAGAAACGTGTTCACGTCTGCACCTTCAACGCTGCAATGCAGATCACGCTCAATCTTGAGCCCAAACCTGAGCTTCACATTCTCCAGTTCGCTCAGGCTGATGGTGCCAAACTCCACGCAACCAAATCCAATGTCAGCCGCACCCCACAGAATGTCCGGCTCTTCTGGGTCACGACCCGTGATGAGCCACGTGCCCGCACCACAGGGGTTAAAGAACTTGCAGATGACCTTGGTGCCAGTGTCGCCAGCAGCAGTCAGTTTAGAATCAATTTCTTTGGTAATGAGTTTCATCGTGTATCAGTATGATTAGATTTTATAAAAAGTCAAGTTATTTCGGTCAGTGTCCAATCAAGTCCAGCAAATTGCTTTTCAACAGTGTTGAAAGCAATCTTATCAGCGGTGATTGACGTGCTGGCAAAAAATTCTTCACTGTGAATAACTTCGTTGTTATTGTCGTAAACTCGAAGTATGTAATTTAATTTCATAAGATAAGTATGATTAAATTTTATAAAAAGTCAAGACTGTTTTAGCGAAACACCACATACGACTTGCAAGTTTCATTTTTGTATTCAAAGGTCATCACATCAATGCCTTGAACGCCTTCTTCAATGTCAAGAAATTTCACTTGCTTGACAGGCACATATTTACCATTCACAATAACATATCCTTGTTTCATAAATTATACTTCGTTGGCAAGTTGCTGTGCAATTTCTTCGGCATCTTGTTTGTTGGCGAACCAATCATCGTGTGCTTCTGTTGGATTGTGTCCCTTGACAGCAGACACAACCATAAAAATTTCTTGAGGGTCTGTTACACATTCTACCCAAAAAAACAGATTGGGATTGCTCTTACTTGTGTAGCGTTTCATTATATAAAGTATGAACTACTTTTTATAAAAGTCAACAAAAAAGACGACCTTTTGATCGTCTTTTTTTAAATTGGGTGCAGGAGAATGAGTTGCGCATTCGTTTGACGATTATGAGCCGTCTGTCCTTCTCTTAGACGATCCTGCAATAAATTGATTTCAAATAACTATACAGATTTTATTCTATTTGTCAATGTCTTTCTTACATATGTGCTGATTTTCCATTCGGCTCACAGCCCACTATTTTCACAAGCGTGCTTTATTTTTTACATTTTTTTCTGCTCATCATCATTCCACCATTATCTTACTTGCTTTTTTCATTGCTTGCATTATTCTGGCGGCGCGAAAGGCGCACCGTGGGTTCATTGTAGGAGCCACTTTTTTATCTGTATATTATTGTTAAAGAACTACCATCACTATACACATATATATTCTGTTGTCAACAGAAAACATAATCTTTTTCATTTTTCTCTCACTTTTATTCTCTCACCGATATATTTATGGTATATGGGAAGAAAAAAACTTTATTTAACTAAGGAAGAACAATATGAAAACTCTCGTGCAAAGTCAAGAAGATATTACCAACTCAACAGAGAAAAAATCCTCAAACGACAAATGTTGCGGTATATCCAAAAAAAGCGGAATATACAAAATAATCAATAAAATCAACCAACATTATTACGTAGGTAGATCAAACAACTTTCAATCCCGTTGGCAAGCACATCGAAATAAACTGCGGAAAGGACTTCACGATAACGAACATCTACAAAATGCTTGGAACAAATATGGCCCAGCCGCTTTCGAGTTTATAGTAGTGGAATACGTTGACGGTGATATATCAAATCAACAACTAGCCGAAGTAAGATACATTCGGAAATTTATAGAAGATAGACGCGATGGTATATTTAATTGCTATAACAAGAGCGACAGTGCCGGTGGTGGAGGAACTCTTACCGAGGCTGGTCGTCTAAGAATGAAACAGAAGGCCACCGGCAAAAAACCTACTGACGAGGTTCGTCGCAAACTATCCGAGATGGCAAAGGCTAGGGTAGCGAGAGATAAACTAAACAAAACCGGAATATTTTCAGACGAACATCGCAAATTAGTTTCGCAAATCAACTTGAATAACACTCACGCTTTAGGTAAAAGCCACACGGAAGAAACTAAGCAAAAAATTGGAAATTCTCTGCGAAATAGAAATCACACACAATTTTTATTTCAAAACTAATTCCATTTCTTTTGATTTTTTACCTACGGACAACATCCAGTTCTCTGGGTGAGCTTTGATAACTCTGAGATAATCTTGTGGGGTTGGGATAAAACCACAATCTTCCATCACATGCTGCTCTGCGATCAGCTTGACGGCAATGGTTTGATTGGAACTATTCACAACTGCATGTCCAAATTTTTCTACACACCATTCAATACCCGCACTGTGATGCCGCAATGCACGATGCGTCCAATCACCCGTGAATGTTTTCGTGGCGTCAAACCAATTATGTATTTCTACATAATCCTGCCAATGCCCGCCCCATTTGCGGGCAGTTGACTCAGCGTGTTTGAGTGGTGTCATTTTAAGTTTTATTCAGCGATTTTCAACACAGCATCCTCGGAGTCACCTTCGGTGCGTTGCATAGACCATGAACTGGCTGTGGCGGTTTTCTCCACAAGGTCATACACAACGTCGTCGCCATAGTCGTTGCCGTCGCCAGCACCGCTGTAACCATACACTGCCCAAGCCCAACCTTCAATTTCTTGTTCAAACTCAGTGTTGCTTTCAAAACCGTCTTGTTTATTAACATACACATTCAGATAACCTTCGTCGTTGCCTCCAGAGAATTTAAGTATAATCTGGGATACGCCCAGAGCAACGGCTTTGTCATAGATTTTCTTGCTGAGTGGTTCAATATTCATCGTCTGTTAGTATGATTAGTTTTTATAAAAAGTCCAGCTTATTCTACCCAAATTTTCCAACTTCTAGATGGTACGGTGTTTTTGATGTTTTCTGCCATGTTGTCTGCAATTTTTTTATTATCCCAAGTTCCCAATTTTATTGTTTTTGGTTCACCATTGTCAAGCACTTCTTTAGTTTTTGCATCAACAATGGGATCATAATTTTTGTATCGCTCGCCGTAGATGGTGTACATATTTACGCCAGCTCCTTCATGTATGGATGATATTTGACGGCATGCTTATGATACTCTTTGCTATGACCTTTGCGAGCAGTATGATCAGCAACCCAAAACTTATCTTTATATTTGAGCAATGCATGACTTTGCTTGCCTGTGCGATTGATGGCATCCAGAATAAACTGTTGTAGTGCAGTTGCATCAGTTGCACTAAACTCAGTCTTTTCTGTTGAAACAGGAGTTGCTCCAGTATTCACAATAAGAATTTTAACAATTTCAGTGTTTTCCATGTGATATATAATCTAGCAGAGTTTTTATAAAAAGCAAGAACTACTTGAACAATCTTTGACCTACATCTCCTTTGCCAAAGAAACTACCCTTTGAATCAAATGTCTTGTTGTCATGCACACGAGCAGATACAGCACCCTTGCTATCAGAATATGTCTTTTTGCCGTTGCCTTCATTCACAACAGAGCCCACCCAGCGGCCCTTGCTGTCACTAAAAAATTCGCGTTTATTATTGTTGTTGTTATTCATAAGTCAAGAATTATTTTGTGATAAGTGGTTCAGCATCAACGCACACAGCACGAAGGATTTCAACATTTTCATCCTCGGTTTGGGTGATTTGATCATCGTCAAACTCACCTCCATACACAAGTTCAATAGCATCCTGTTTATTGATAGCATCGACGATCACAATTTGTGTGCGTTGGTAATTGATAGTAACAGAGTATTTAGCCATAAAGAATAGTATGATTAAAGTTTATAAAAAGTCAAGATTTAGTTCTTCAGTTCAAGCACAAAGTGACCATAATCAAGAACATCAGTGTCAAGATGCTTGCTGCCCTCTTTGTTCTGCACCAGTTTGGCAACAGGAACAAATTCATTTTGCCAATAGTCCCAAACAGTCACATTATCATTTAGACGTTCATGATCAATGGTATTGAGCTTATCAAGCAGTTGTTTGTAAGTCATAAAACAGAGTATGAATAGATTTTATAAAAAGTCAAGAATAGAGCAAACAATCAGACCGCAACAGGCGTGATTTTCACAAAGCGAATATGATGAATAGAAACAAGATCATAGTCTTCTGGAAAATCACCATCATGATGTTCAGATACATAGCTTGGATAAGCACCATGCTTGTTTTTGTAAAGAGTGAAAAACTTACTAGCATCGCAATCTTCTTCAAGAAACAGTCGATTGCCTTTGCGATAAGAGTATCCTGAAAAATCATTAACAGTTGCACCAAGTTCCTTGATATCACTTTCTTGAACTTCAAGCCAGCCGTGACCAGCATCATCGTGTTTGGTAAATGTAGCGTTCATATAACAGAAGTATGGTTGATGGTTTATAAAAAGTCGAGAACAAAGAATAAAAAAAGAGGCAAGGTGATACCACTCACCTTGCCTCATTCTCACTTATCCAAACATTTCTTCACGTTTTATTTCCCCACGTTATATTTATAGATATGGGAAGAAAAAAACTAAACAGAACAAAAGATGAACTCAATGAACAATCAAACCAAAGATCAAAACGATACTATCTTAAAAACCGAGGAAAAATTATTGCAAAAAAAATGCAAAATTATTGGGATTTACGGTCTGCGAAATAAAGTAGATGGTAAATGGTATATAGGACAGAGTCGGGATATTCATAAACGTTTTTTAAAATATAAAAATTATAATTGTAAAACTCAAACAAAATTATATAATGCATTAAAAAAATACAACTCGGATAATTTTGATTATATTATTTTAGAAATTTGTTTGCTATCTCAACCAGAATTGAATGAACGCGAAAAGTATTGGTTTAATTTTTACGATTGTATAAAAAATGGATATAATATTAGAGAAGCTGGTGCAAATGGTGCGTTGTCGGAAGAAACTAAAATAAAAATAAGTTTAGGAAACATCGGTAAGAAAAAGCCAAAAAGAACACCAATACAGATTAAAAATATGAGCGTGGCTCAGATCGGAAAAACTCGTTCCCTTGAAAGTAGAAAAAAACAGAGTGCGGCGACGAAAGAAAATTGGAAAAATCGGAGTAGAGAAAAATCTAAAACGCATTGTAATAAAATTAGTATATCCGCAAAAGAAAGATACAAAGATCCCACAAAAAATCCAAACTATGGAAAATCCGCCGATGCCGCACTGAGACTTCGTATTAGCGAGGGTGTTAAACTGGCAAATATTCGGCGAAAATTGTTACATGATTTGAACAGTTTCAGCCAAATCACCGTCGTTCAGAGTTGATAAATTCTGCAATTTGAATTCAACTCGGCGGCAAATTTGTTCTTCAATGCAACCGGCTGCGTATACTATGTATTGAACGCATTTCGTGAGAGCGCCCGCACGATGAACTCTACCAAATACTTGTTTTAAGTTCACGGCGGACCACGTTGGGCTTATGACGCTTGCACGTGGAAAGTTACCGTTGAGGTCGTGCAGACTGATGCCCACTCCACCCGCTGCTATATTACATAATATAATACGTTTTTTGTCCGAGTTGAAGTCCTCAATGTCACGTTGGCGAACGTTGGCATTTTGACCGCCGACGATATAACCAATTTGACCGGCAAATTTTTTGTTATTTTTTAACCGCGAAACTATCGCATCAATACTGTCGGTAAAATTCACAAAAACTGCCACGGATTTTCCTTCATCAAACAACTCTTCAATCTTTTCACAAAATAATGGAACTTTGCACAGCTCGGAAGTTCGACGTGCTTTGGTCATAATAGCAAATATATGCTCACTGTATCCTTCAGTACGATCATCAAGTCTGGCAAGTTCAGTTTCCATTTCATCATACGCAGCTTGAATTTTGGAAGAATTAGCCCCCATATCAAATGCAGTTGGAAGCAAATGAGACTCTGGAAACAATGTACCAAAGTCATCTACAGTCAGACGCGATGCGCATCTGCGAGTGTCAAAGAAGTATTCATTGAGAAGCATCATGCTGTGTTTGGCAGCAGCAGACGCAGCATCCCACGACATGGCACCAAACCGACCAACCCACTCTGCACCATGCTGACGCAGAAAATGGTCAAAGTTATATAGACTATGAAGATCTGCCAAATAACCAGCAGCTTTCAACTCAATTGGAGTTGTAGCCAATGTAGCAGAAGCAACCAGAACTTTATAGCCCTGTTCCTTCAGCATAATCATCATCCAAGAATTTGTGCTATGATTGCCTTTGCATTTGTGTCCTTCATCCAGAATAACAAGAGCATCTTTGGGAAAGTTGAATTCCGGAGCATCCATGACTGCATTCTCAACCCATGGTTTCAGAATGCACTTTTGCTTCTTCCACTTCATATAAGTAGTGTTTCCGCGCCCAAGCTTTTCATAGTTGATGGCAACATATGGCTTGAGATTAAAGCTGGCCAAGATCTTGGTCCATTGAGGAATAACGGTCTTGGGGCAAACCAACACCAATGGTCGCGTTGAGTCGCAGCCCAGTTCGCGAGCCACAGCGGCAGCAGCATAGCTCTTGCCAGTGCCAGTTTCGCTCATGTCAAGGGCAAAGCCATTGGTATATAGCGAGTCAACCAATCGTTTCACGTGCGGGACTTGTGGTGCCAGCAGACCAGTGGTATTAATAGTCATGTAAGCAGTATGTTTTACTTTTTATAAAATGTCCAGCACAAAATCAGTCCCATGAACAATAACGATCATTTGGAAGCCAATTGTCAACAACTTCACTCAGTTCTTTCAGATTGGTTACAAACGTGGTTTCTTTATTGATGACCAAAACAGCAGTAATTTTTTCGCAATCAATGTCCAACATTTTAACAAGTCGTTGCATACTGAGTATGCAGTCCATTGTATTGGTGTAACCATCAGTTGGTTCTATTTCCATTTTCTTGCCATTGTAAGAAAATTCAATGTCAGCACGTTCCAGCGCATAGATGTCTTTGGTTACATATTTCATAATTAGAATAGATTAAGTTACTTTTTATAAAAAGTCCAGTCAATAGTTCCAGATGGTGATGAAAATGTTGTCGTTTTTATAGATCATAAATTCACCGTCATAACCATCTTGATCATGCACAGGCGAAAAATATTTGATGTTTCCAGTTTTGCTGCTTTCAATAAGCACGCCATCATATTCACCAACCATATGTTTGGTGTCAATAACAATCAAATCACTTTTGTTGACAGTGCCTTGATTGTTTTTCCATTTAAAACTGGATGAGCAATAAATAGGAAGTTGGTTGCTTTTCATTTATGTCATGTTGACTACTTTTTATAGAAAAAGCGAGAACAATCGTTAGAAAAAAGTGATGTTGACTGGCACATATATGGTCGATTTTGCTCGACTTTTTATAAATTTCTGTCATTATTAAAGCACGGTGGAAGTAGGAGAGCGATTCCGAAAAGCCGAACTACGGTGAGTCCCGAAAGGGTGGCCGATGGGTGGAGGACCGGAGGCTGCTCAAATTGCGTGAATATTCATTCAACTTTTTATCCAAAAAAAGGACTACCCCTGACTCAAGTAGTATAACACACTTTTTATAAAAAGTCGAGCAAATAATTTTTGATATAAATTTTTATGTGTTTGACTTTTTTTAAATTTCATATATACTTGAATTGGTGCCCTGTTATATAGGTTTTTTTGCATAAACCATATATGCAATATATGTCTTGATACAACCAGAAATCGCTATATAGTGCATATTGTATAGATAATTTTTTCTGTATACAATTGTATATATGCTATAGCATTTTGTATATAGGCTATAAAGAAAAGTATATAGACTATATCATATTGTGTATAGGCTTGTATAAAAGTGTATATAGACTATAACAAAAAGTATATAAGCTTGTATAAAACTGTATATAGCTTGTATAAAAGTGTATATAGCTATAAAGAAAAAACCCCGAAAAAATCGGGGTTTTGTAACATTTTGATTATATACTCTTTATACCAGCCGCAGCTGCAAATGCAGCATCATCAAAATCTTCACTTTGATCATTTACAACAGCAACTTTAACAGCATCATCTTTCTTTTTGCCGCCAATGAAGTTGACTCGTTCAGCCACAATGGCATATGATGTACGCTTAACACCATCTTTCTCCCAATCATCTTGTTTGAGTCGTCCAACAACACTTACCATGCTGCCTTTCTTCACAAACTTGCTGACAAATTCAGCTTGTTTTTCCCATGTATCTACATTGATAAATAGTACTTCTTTATCATTGAGTGGGTTATTAACCGCAAGGCGAAGTGTACTGACACTTTTACCTGTTCCTGTGCTTCTGTTGGATGGATCAGCCACCACATTACCTACCATTGTTACTACGTTTAGCATATTGTTTTTGTTTAGTTGTTTGACTAGCCTATTTGGTTTGTCGCTATCAGTTATATACACTATATGCTGTTTGTCAAGCATATAAGAAGGGGGGTACACCTAAATATTTTACTTTGTTATACTGTTAAATATTACTTTGTTTTTTTGCAGCATATATAGCATATCTGTATATATGCTAGGTGGGGGTACCTAAATTTTAGATATGTTCTTTGATATATTCAATACTGCCACTTGGCTGCATATCAGATGCATTTTCTGAAATAATAATATCAGGTGCTGCATGACTATTATCACATAGTCCAGTTTCACTTTTGCCACAGCCACATTTTACAGGTGGTTCAGGTCGTTTACTTTTATATGCTGCAACAAAAATTGCAACAAGAATAATAGATGCCAACACAATTATATTAGTTATCATAAAATATTATATTTTTTAAATAGATGCTGCTTCAGTACCTTTGCGATCTTTACTATTGTCACTTTCGCTACGACGCATCTGCACTTGAAAATAATGCACAGTGCTGCGAAGACATGCTGGCAGTTTACCTGTGTGATACACACCATGCACACTTGTACGATATGCTGCTAGTGCTCGTACACTGCGTGATATCTTATTTGTGTTGTGAGTAGTATAAATCTCTGGTTCTTTCAAATTACCTTGCAGCTTAAACTGCTTCAATTTGTCCGCAGGCATTGTTCCCTTGGGCTGCTTGTTGCTATTCTTCTTTTCGTTGTTGCTTTGTATATTAGCCATATTTGTTAGTTACGATATACAATCTATATCTTTTTTATGCTGTGTCAAACATTTTGTTCAACTATTTTCTGCATATTGCTGTGCTGCTTATAGGGCATACCTAAATTTTTGTCAATATATATAAAAAGTAATAAAGAAAAAAATAAGATTGACAAATGTGGCGTGGATTATATTATATTCTTCCTCGTCCCACTAATATATTTTTACATCATATGTTGTGTAGCATATATATTTCTTTATTATAATTTTTGTATACTTTTGCATCTCTGCAATATCCCATTTTGTCCCAATCTGCCCCATACATTCCCATTTTGTATATATATGCTATTCATATATATGGTCTTATAAAATGTTCAGTCTTTGATTTTGTATAATATGTTAT